ATCACACTCCAAACGATCACACGCATATATCAAACCACTCTCCGCGTCATAACGATACAACCTACGCATCAAGCCCAAATCTTCCCACCAACCCTTGCTAGACATTCATAACTCCATTCCACTTCGTGTGGTAGGGTATGGGAAGATAAGGGACCCGTCAATGGAGATTTTTGTAAAAAATTTTTTAGGGGGGCTATGGGACCCGCGGTAAGCAAAAAGGTTTTCGCTGGTGATTGTTCGTGGGGAACAGTGTGTAGGGCGCTGCCCGATACGCTCTGATATATAGGGGGGGTCATAGGCCCCATATCCCCCGATTTCAGCACAATTGTTCGGGATGCCTAGGGTACCTGCGGAAAACAAAAAACCCCACACTAGGCGGGGTTCTCTGTGGCTGTGGCGTATGTTTCTGGCGCTAGCGCGCCAGTGTTTGTATTCGGTCCTGCCACCATGCAAACATGTCATCCGATATTCCAGCCCATATGGACGCGTTGCCTATGCTGTTATCGGGCAACAATGTAACGCCGTTTGATTGCGTCTCGAATGTGAACGGCACGCGATACGCGGTGTGGTTTGTGCCGTCACCATAACGCGCGCCGTTCGCCTGTTGCGTGCTAGTGATCACACCAGCATCGCCAATGCGATTTCTGATTTCAGACACCGCGGCGCGAACGCGCTGTTCACTACAGCCTGTGGCATCCATGATCTCTTGCGTTGTCGCGCCGTTGTCTGAACGCATCATGGTGTATTGAACGCCAACGCGTGCACCGCGTCGAAATGGCTGTTCTGGCGTATCAGTGACAATTGTTCGCGTGCCGCTAGTGACGCGATTTTCAAGAGTGTGTTTCACAAGGTTATTGAGAAACATGACCCAATTCCAGATTTTATCGACTTCGATTGTGCCGCTGTGTTGGCGAAATTCAATCGTGCCATGCCGTGCCCATGGTTCAAGATTAATGCTTGAAAACTTGCCATGCGTTGCGCTTGCCAATTCTGATATGGTGTTAGCGTTTTCAATGCGTGCAACGTCGAGCGGATAGCACATGCGATTGTTATGGCGTGATGCTGGCAACATTGAATTGATACCATTGAATGTTGCTTGCTGGCGTGTGTAACGCATCATGATGTCTTTAACGATAACAGCGTCGAATGCATCGCCATGATTGCTGTAAAAGCGTCCAGTGCGTTCGGAATGCGCAATGCTTGAACCAGTGAATTGTGATGGCGTTGTTTCATCTGACAACGGCGCGTTGCCAATATGAACGTGCAATCCACAACGTGAATTGACGCTACAGCCTAGGTCAGACAACGCATCGCAAATTGATTTCAAATGCTCATATGCGACTTGGCAGTCGGCATAAACTGGCGTTACGATTTCAGCGTCGACTGTTGGCGTGCCGTCTGGAACAATTTTACACCCCTTGATGCCGCGAATATCGAATTCGCTTTGGATGCGCTGGATTGGAACGCCAGTCGTTTCGATTTCTATGCCGCTTGTAATATGGTAAGTCATTGATTTTACTCCGTTTTTTCTAGAATGTAGGGCAAAGCTGTCGCCCTATACCTAGTTTATGCGCCATTTTTTCCCATAATACAAGGGGTTTTGTGGGATTATGTGGAACAATTGTTCGGTTTATGGTTTTCACCAACGCCGCGGCACAAAAAAAACGCGCCAAAATTGACGCGCCAAAAATCGGTTTTTTTATATTTATAGAGAACGCACGATCATGCGTATATATGTGTGTATATATGTGTGTATATATATTCTATTGATATAGTATATATACCCCGATCCCGATCCCGATCCCGACGACCCCGATCCCGATAGGCCCGACCCCGAAAGGTCAAGCCCGATTGTTTATTTCATTGTGTGCGCAAGTGTTGTCATTGCGCTAGTCTTTGGGTTGCCGTTCCCGACAAAGAAAGTATATGTGCTGACGTTGCAAGCAAGAACACCAAACTGTCTTGCATCGTGATACGTTGCGAAGTGCCCTTCTTCTTCTTTGTCTACTGGTTCGCTCGTCCCGTAGTTTTTAACTGCCCAGTCGCAAAAGTCTTGAAACTGCTTGTCATCTTCATACTCAAACCCGCTCGTGTCATCGTAGAAAAGTGCGGTTGCCCAGTGATCGGGTAACTCCAGTGTGATCGTTTCCATTATGCCGCCTCCTCTAATACTTCCATTGCGTGCTCAAGTGCCTCTTGCTCGCTATCAATCCCGTAACAAGTGAAGCAGTGATAATCGACCCACTGCCCACCTACTGGAGTCTGCAAGTTAAATGTTGCGGCCTCGTTCCATTCAATGCGAAGATACTCGCCGTTGTGCTCTACTTCCCAGTGTTTCATTTTACTTCTCCTCTATACTAGACAATCCCATATTATCCCACCTGGTCAGGGATGTCAACAAGAAAAATAAAAAAAGTTTACCGGGACGACTCCCGCCCGGTTCGAACAATTGTTCGGGTTATGCTGCCGGGGAGCAGTTGGAGTGCCGGGGAGAGTCTGCTCCGGGTAACGGTTCGGTAACGAACAATTGTTCGGATATATATCCCCGGCGGAATCCCGACCCCGGCCCCGACTAACCCGATCACCCGGAACCCGATCCCGAACAATTTGTCGGGTTGTTGTCCCCGGAGAGTTGTCCCCGGCCCGATTCCGTGCAAAAATGCGTGTATATTGTGAGAGGCTCTGAGAAGCCCGAGGAGTAACCCGAACAATTTTGGGCACCCCGAACCCGATGACTGACACAACCCCACCTGACGGCCCGATTCTGGGGGGCTGAGGCCCCGTCCCGACCCCCGCACGGGGCGCAACGCCTATTCCGCGGCTTCGCCGCTACAATCCGTTATAGGGATTTGTTCGGATTCTGTGGGATTTTCTGTTGGTGTTACGTCGATCATTCTATTTTTAGCACGATCCATAAATTCTTGTAGTTGTTCGACGATTTGTTCTCTGCTGAGGTTGTCAACGTGTTCGTGTGTTACATGGCTACGGGCGACCATTAGGCCCGTGACCTTTAGGCGTAGTTCCTCTGCTTTGATTGCTGCTCCGAAGTTCCCTGCTTGCCATGCTTCATCTCTGAGTCGCTGCATATCCCGAACAGATTTGGTTACGGACACTCCGTATTTGCTTTCGAGTTCCTGCCGCATTTCTTCCATGCGTTCTTTGACTCGTGGATGATTGAGAAGCTGCACGGCTGATACGTTCGGGTTTTTGTATCCTGCTGCTCGTGCTGCTGCGGTTTGCGTCATGTCTTTGTGGATGTAGTTATCCAGAAACTTTTGCTGCGGTGGGGTGAGTCGTTTTTCCCCTTTGGCTATTTGTTCACCGACTTTAGGCATCTGCTGTGCAACCCGAATAATTTATCTACTTATTACGTTGTTACAGAATACCGCTGCTGGGGCTACTGCGCAAGCCCAAAAGCGCCCAAGATTTCCCACACCTAAAACGAACGGTACGCGGCGCGTTAAAAGTAATAGTTGGGGGATTTGTATATCCCCCCCTATAGGGGGTAGGGTTTTTACCGTAAATAAGCCTTTGATTTTAAACAATAATTTACGGTAAATTCGCAGATTGACCGTAAATACTGTAAAACATTAACCCCTTGATTTTGTTGGTAAATTTACAGTATTACGGTAAACGGTAAAAAATACTGTAAAATCGTTTACCGTAAATTATCGTTTAAAATCAATGGCCCAAAAAAAGATAAAAAAACTTATCTTTTCTATTGACTAGGGCATATGGCGTGGGTATATATGGGATGTCTAGTAAATGAGGAGGGCGAAGGCCATGACGACTGACAACATCAAAACCCGCATTATCCGCGACCTTGAGGGCGACTTATTGGATAGCAATCACGCAACGCGTCGATTCTTTCGCTGCTGGTTGGACGGTTCATATTTGGGCGAGGATCATTACCGCGATAATATCACATATCTGCACCAGTCATTAAACCGCTACGGCGTGGGCGCGAAGTTAGAGGCTAAAATCCGTGGCTGGGTGATTAGCCAATTTGTGCGGTACACGGCGCACGATGCGGGTTGTTCGCACAATTACGCTCAAAAGGTTATCGTTGACACAGTTGAGCGCGAGACGCTGAACGAGTTGACTGATCACCTGATTGCAGACGCGCTTGATCTGATTGAGGACGATGTGCGCGAATACTTAAAGGAGAGCGCGGCTTAGGCTGCGCTTTCGCAACCCGAACAAAAGGAGATGATGAGATGCTAAAAGTTATTAGCGAAGAAACTTCACAAGGGAGT